GAACGCCTTGTCGGTAGTTCGCATCGTTCTTTTGGATCAGGCAACCTGTGAAGATCTCCTCAAGGGAGTTCACAAGTTCGCTTTGGAACTTCCCTTCAGGAGTTCGTGCCATGAGACCCCCATCTCAAAATTGGAAAGGCCAGGTTTTCTCGACTACGAGATATCCTGTTCCTTCTAACATAACGTGCGTTTCTTGTGCTACCCAAACGAGTGGGCACTTGGGGGTCGTGGCCAGAAACCCACTTTTGAGTCGCGTTTCGCAAACTTTCTTGTATAGCTGTTTTTCTCTCCAAAATAAAAGTTTAGTAAAAAAAGTGGGCAAGTGGGCAGATTCTGACCAAATGAGTAGCCACTCCCTTGATTTTCCGCGGTTTTTCGCGCCCACCAGTTTGGACAATCGTGGCCAAAAACGATTTCAAAAGTGGCCATCTGCCCACTTTTCTGGCCACGGAGCTCGTCCATTTGGCCAATAGTGCCCAAAAATTTTCGTCAAAAGTGGGCAAACCGGCCAGAAGTGGCCACGCTAATGCCAAAAAGAAAGGCCCGGATTTTGGTCCGAGCCCTTCTTTCAGAGTTCTTCAGCGGTCTCAGCGATAGTCTTTCCACTATCCCAGAGCGGAGTGTCCTCGTTCTTCTTCCGGAGCGCGCGCAGTCCCAGGCCGACCAGCACAGCGGTAGCTGCACAGGTGAGGCCGAGGAGAACGGCGATCTGGGTTCCGTTGAGTTCGTTCTCGTTCATGGTGGTGAATTTCCTTTCAAGAGGTAGATGAGTGGTTCTCATAATAGCCTCTGTTTATTGCGCGAGAACGCTAAAAGGGAAGGAGCAGTTTTTTACGCTGCCCCCTCCCTTTTAGTCGAAGAACATCACCTTCAGCTTACCGATGACGATTCGATCACGCATGATCAGAAAAGTCTTCCAGCTCCACTGACCCCAGATGAATCTCTTCTTGAACTTCTCCCACTTTGTCAGAGGGCGCATGTCACACCTCGATCGGATCCGGCTTGCGGAACCCTGTACGAGCGCGCTCCTTTAGCACCCAGGATGCGACCGCCATCTCAGCGTCCAGTTGCCAACCGAAGGATGAAGGATATGCGAAGTCGACGCCGAAGCCGTACGTCCGATCGCCCTTCCATCCACCGGAGTGATCCACATGCGTGGGAATCCCCTTCGGAGCATCGACATCCAGACACCACTTCCATTCCTGCTTATGCAGAGGAACCTTGTTGCGTCCGAAGTACTGCTTCTGCAGGTCGATGACAACTGCGTACTCACCCTCCGGCATCTTGATCGTCGTGGCGAACGAATCGATTGTCTCATAGGTGTAACGCTTCGGACCCCAGATCAGCTCAGCTAGAGACAAGGATATGGACCCTCGCCTCCAGGTACGATGACGACGCTTTCGCTTGGGACCACGCCTCTTCGGTCGATCTTTGTTACACATGTCCGAGTGATTCGCGAACTCCCAGTAAAGACGCGGCCAGGATATGCGGAGCGACCAGTCACGACTGTCGTAGAGGTAGCCCGAACAGCACGTAGCCCAGTTCGCGAACTTCCGGAAGAACGAGAAGCCCCAGTAGAAGCCAATTCCAAATATGATCAGATGACCATCGAACGGAGTCTCGGATCCGGAGTTGCCGATGTGGAAGCGGGCGCTGAGAATATCCCCGCCCAACTTCTTCTTGGCGACGGTCTCGAGATGCGCCTCACCAAGGTTGCGCTCGTTCTCTCCGTACCAGTGCCAGAAGCGTCGCATGTAGTGGAAATAATGCCCACGGTTCCGCGGCTCGTCCAGTTCGTTGCGCTTGTGGTAGTGAAGTCGAATCAACGAAACACCTCTTTCATGCTGTAGAAGAAATCGATCACTCGGCCGAGCAACCGCTGGTACCACTTTGGCTGGACGCCCGTCTGGAGAGCTTCTCCGAGCGAACGCATGGACTCTGCCGCCTCTCGGAATACGCTCTCACTCTGCACGAAGGTCGCGCCGAGAGATTCCAGAGCGTTTGAGAACTCACGAACCTTCTCGCTTTCGAACTTCGGCTGAGCATAGAACGTGAACGAGCCGTCCGGATTCTCGATCGCTTCTGTGTTGTACAGAAATACGACCGTCCGTGGGTCGTGCTTGTGCGCCATCTCATAGACCATCTTATCGAGACGATCCTCCGCCTGCTCCGCCATGAGATCGATCTTCGCGTAGATGTCCGCCATGTTGAGCTCATGCGCCGTGAATATGTCTTCGTAAGCGATGTAGCGGTAGTCAAACGGATGGAAGACGATGACGGACGGAGTACCATCACCGAAAGCCCCATCAGTCCCCACGAAAGGATGTCCCGGCTTAACAACCGGAGAAGTCATGACCTCCCATCCTTCAGCCATCAGTTCCTCGAGCTTCGTTGTCATTTGTCACCTCCAGTTCGGCCTCATAGGCGAGTCGGTTCTCTTCGAGCATGCGGTGGTTTTTGTTCAGAAGGTTGCAGACCGTGCGTGCAGTCTCACCAAGGCCGGCATCAGGAATGACTACCTGAAGAAATACATCGGTCTTCGACTGCTTCACGATTGAGTACTGAAACCCACCGCGAGGGGTTCCGATGCTCTGAACAACCTTGAACGGACCTTCCTTCTCGTCACCCATTCTTGGGCACCGCCTCGAAGAATCCGTTCCGAAGCTCGACGCCCTTCTCGTACTTCTGGTTGAAGACGGCCGAAGAGATCATCTCGTAGTTCCGGTCATCGGCTCCGAACTGAGCCACGAGGTAGTATCCGACAGCGGGCTCGACACCCGTTGCCTCCTGCTGGAAGCGCGTCTTGAGCTCCTCGCGGTTTTCGTTCGTGACTTTGATCGCCTTGTCAGCCATCGTTCTCCTCCTGAGAGATATAGCCCAGCACCGGATGGAACTGAGGCTTGGGTTGCGTCTGTGGGGCATCCGGCTGAACACCGTGAACAGGGTGGAAAATCATCTCTATCCTTTCGACATGACGATGGCCAGGCAGATCATCAGCATACCGATGCCGAATCCCCATTTCGCCACCGTGAAATTGGTCTTGTACTTACGGTGCGACACGTCCGGCCATCACGAACGCCGAATGAGTGAGCGGCATCACGCGAGCGAACTCGTCTTCGATACGCCGAGCTGCGAAATCGATCTCCCACTGAGGATGGGATTCAACTTGAGCCGCCTCGTCGTCCACACGACGCTCGAGGAAATTCATCAGCGACCGGCCATTGAGCGACCAGTAGAACTGAGAATATACATTGAGCGGAAGAACGATCCGTGCGTACTCCTCTGCGATTCCGAGACTAAGCCGGTACTCGTACTCATTCCACGCCTGCTGCGAAGAATATACGTCCGAGTTACTGATTGCCTCCTGCACCTCTAGTGAAGGAAGGATCATGTGCGGCTTCATCTTCGTACCGACATTCACCATCGGACGATCTCCGGGTGCGGTGTAGAACGTCGGGATCATCAGTGAATATCGACCGCTGAGCTCATTCATGCTCGAGATGCGATGTTTCACCCACTGACGAACCACGAAGATCGGTACCTGTACAGCGAACGTGAAGAACGTGTGCTCGAACGGAACGCCGTGGCGAGGTTTCATCAGAGCGTTGAGAAAGCGTTGTGGGTCGAGTTTCTCGTCCGGCTCCCACTCGCCAAATGGGTGCTTGCCCGTCGAAAGCTGTGCCGCCTCGATCGCGTAGAGGTCATCTGCGCAATATCGGACGAGCTTGATGTTGAGCTCCGAGCTCATTGTAACCTCAGTCAAGACCTGACTCCTTCTGCTGGCCGGCATTGAATCCGGCTTCGTATACGGCCATCAGGCCACTTTCTTCTGCTTCTCGTGCGTAGAAGCCTGCGTCGGCGTCGAGCCCACGGATATAGATTCCGTAGACCTTCGACTTGAGATCCTCCCCCATCAGCTCTGCCCCACGGAATATGCGGTGATGCGAAGACTGTGACGATCTCGAGTTGGATCGTACTCAGTCATGATTTTGTCGAGCTGCCAGTTCTGGTAATCGACCGAGAATAGATCGCCTGCGCGCATCGACTTAAAATGCGGAATAGCAAGAGACTTGAGTCTCTCTTCCTCCTTCTTCTGGGCGATCTCACGTCGCCGGTCACGAAGGAAGAGCGAGATGGCGATGCTGAAGAAAATAATCGCCAGCACCACCGCCAGAACGATCAGGCTAAGCAGCCCAACCAGAATCCAGCCCAGAATTTCCCACGGTGTCATCAGTTTTCTCCTTTTGTTCGGCGCGTCGACCGGCAGAATATCCGGCCATATACGCCTTGTTTCCTACTTCACACAGTTGGCATGTACAACCGTTTTGCCACATGCGACGAGTGCCATGCTGGGGTGGACGCTTACGCAGACGCTGTTTGTTCTGTTTGCGCAGCTTCTTGCAGTCACACCCCAGCGACCCATCGCACATGAGGTACATGGGAATATCGATTGTCATCAGCTACGGAACAGACTCCAAACGACTTCCTTGGTCTCCGGATCGCGAACGACTGCGGGGAGACCCTTGGCCGTGTTGTATGCCATCTGGAGATACGCCGCAGCTTTCTCGAGATCTTCCAGCTCCTTCGAAGGATCCTTCTTACCTGCGCGAGAAACGTACTTGACCACATTCCCCCGAACATAGTCCAGTCCCTGGTCGGCGATGAAGTTGGCCACCTCGATCTTCCCCTGGTTGTAGTGGCTGGGGATCTTCACCGCGTCGTACGCCGGCTCAACCGGAACAGGGCTCGCTGCCTCTTCGATCGGAACCCCCGCCGTTCGTTGACATTCGCGATATCCCTCCATGTACATCTCGGCTTGCGGACCGAA